GTGAATCTCGTAGCCAATGATGTTGTTCGATGGTGCCTGGCGAAGCTTGTGGACGAAGATAATCCAGCCGTGTTGACGCAGCTGATCTGTTGTATCGTCCGTAGTAAACAGAAGCTCATCGCCTTCTTTCAGCTTGCCGCCTTCATAGTGCTTCAACTTACCGGTGCCGAGAACTTCCCACCATCCGTTCAGGTTGACCTGGGCACGGATCGACGGAACATATCCACCCTCGACCTGCGAAGCTTCGATAATGAATGCGTCACCAGGTTCCAGCGAAGTTGATGTCACCGTGAAGAACTGTTCAGATGTGGTTGATGTGTCGCGCTTGAGGTTGTACTCTTCACCGATTGTTCCAGACGGCAGTGAGCCACGCAGATTGCTACGTACATACAGCGTCTGCCCATCTGCAGCTACTTCGATTGTCCAGACTTCTTTTTGATCCATCATCATACTCGTGTTGAGTTCGATGCTGCCTTCGCCAATCATTGCTGTGTAGCGATGATACCGCAAAGCGAAGTCATCCTGCTCAGCGATTGGTTGGAGACCAGAACCAATATCGCCTGGTGGGAACTTGTTGACTCCGTCGATCGTGCGCGGCACTGTTGCAGCGTAGATACGGGAGTCGTCCTTCGGGAATTCGTCCGGATCGGTAATGCGAGCGAGCACTTGGCCGTTTGCATCTTGCACGTATTCAACAGGCTCGCCATACCAGTGACGGTCGACCAAACCTTGAATGGTGGTTTTCTCTTTGAGCGAACCGTCTGCAACTGAACCGAAGATGGTTGATACTGTACCACCGCCATGGGCAAAGTACTTGCCACCGCGATTGTCCTCGATAAACTTGCGTCGAGGTGAGGACACGACACCCTGCATAAGAGGATCGGTAGCAGAGATGTGAAGCATCATGTTGATGACGCCACTCGAGCTAAGCAGCGGCTCGATCACCGAGTCAATAAGTGCTTGACCAGATACCGATGTAGTCTGGGTCTCGAGACCCAAGGAGTAACGCATCGAAGCATCGTCACCGAACAGCTTGATGTTTTCGTAGGTTCCTGAAGCGTCGTTCCAATCGATGTGTTTAGGTTGTCCAGCAAATGTGCGGTTGATTGCTTTCTCGCGAATGATCGACGGATCTTTCAGGAGATATGTGTTGTAGTCCTGGCCGTTGACCATGCGATTTTGTGCATAGTACGTCGACGGAGCCGAGCGGCGAATGTGTTCAATAGTTTCGGTAGCAGATCCGTTTTGCAGGGTTGTTGTCAGGCTGAACGTCATGGAGCACGTTTCAGTATTTCCCACCGCAGATGTGTAGCTGAATCCAAACGACTGGCCAACTACGCGATTCTTCTGAATCACAATTGAGCGGTTTGCAGACTGACGCATCCAGAAACGGAATGAACCTTGTGGCATATCTGAGAAGTCGCCATCGCCAAAGATAACAGTGATCGCGTCGTTCTCGCGTGTGTCTACCTCAAATTTGCGGCGGGTGTCGCGCAGTTCGTTGAAGACGAGATTCTGTTCCGAGATAGTATCAACCTGTGTCCAGCGTTCTGATACGCGATCATTCTCAATCTTCTGTACCCAGACGTCGGTGTGATTGATATTCAGTGGATCAAAATTGATGCGGCGATCTGGTAAGCGATCAGTGATGTTGTAGTCAATGCGAGTCAGCGCGCCCTGCTTCACGTAACCCAGGAAACCGGTGTAATCGGAACCGTCGCCAATGCCATCAGTTGCGTAGATCAGGGACATCGGAGAAGTCAGATCTGGTTCGCGTTCGAATGGGCCATTCGTATCGATATCAGCTGGAACGATTTCCATTGGGTAGGAATCCTGACCAGCAGCTGCGGTGAATGGAAATACACCGTTGCGCAGTGAGCGTGGATCGTTCTTGAGCGAGTACAGGTCCATGACAACATCACCGATCTGGAACGTCTTCGACGGCTGGCCGAAGCGATTGTTCAGAACACGGTTCATCACCAGGATAAACTGCTCTTTCCAGTTTACGTTATTGGCGTCGTTCCAAGTGATGGTCAACCCAGATAGATCGGTGCCACGAGAATCTAACAGTCGTTCTGATGTAGATACGCTGTTGATCTTGACGAGACCACGAACAGGGATGTTACGCGTTGCCTTGTACGAAATCAGCTTTGCCAGGCGTAGGATGGATTGCTTACGCTGGGCAGTCGTGATGAAGTTCTCATGGGCTACCATGTCGACACGGTATGCTAGCTGTTCTGCGATGTACGCGAACATCTCCAGCATAGCGATGTATTCAGACGACTCGATATAGTCGTTGAAAACTTCCGGGTAATACGTACGTGTGTAGTCGATCAGCGACTGCTTGATACTGTCGAAGTCGTATGATACAAAGCTGACTTCTGAAAAAGCCTGGTAAATCTTTTCCCAGGTCTCTGCTGCGTAGGTTGTGCGAAGCGCCATAAATATGATCCTATTAAACTGATTTCTTATTTATGAGGAATCTGCTTCCTCGAAAGTGCCCAATGAAACTGAACGAACTCCTCGCCGAAACCCAAGTAGATACAGGACTGAAGAACAAGTCTGAGAAATCTAAAATTGGGCTATCAACTCTCCGTGCTGTCTATAACCGTGGTCTTGCCGCGTATCGAACTAGCCATCGACCTGGCACTACTGCTCCACAGTGGGCAATGGCCCGTGTGAACAGTTTCATTTCCGGTAGTGGCGGTGCTCGCAAGGCAGATAAAGACTTGTGGGATAAGCGCAAGAAATTGGATGAAGAGGTCACGGAATCAGAGCAGAAGCGCCGGCAAGAGCTCTATGCCAACTGGCGGAAGCTCATCAACATGTCTGCTTCATCGGTAGAAGCTTTCAAGAAAAGCCAGACTGAAAAGGGTAAGTCGGATCCGAAGAAGCATCCTGGTATGAAGCGCGGTAAAGCTGCTTCGCTCGGTATCTCATCGGGTGTTCAAAGCGCTGATTGGATCATCAAGATGAAGAACACTCCGAACAAGGATTGGACACCTGAGATGTGGAAGTGGGCCGGGAAGCAAGTTAGCTTTGTATCTCGCATGCTAGGTAATTCAGGTCCGTTGAAAGACGAGAACGGCGAACCTACCCGGAAACTTCTGAGCCTTAAAATCTGGGGCCACAACCCATCATGAAGCGGTAGGGAACTCAAGGCGTAATGTCTCAACAGTGCCTAGTTCCACGTATTTCAAGTCAATAAATGCAACGATAGCATTGTTGTCTGGTAGAGCCATAACTGCCAGGTCTACCAACTCAACCCGAACGTCGTAATCAATCACTGCCTTAAGATCTTCTTCAACCGCCGACAGCGTGAGTTGGTCAAGTGGTTCGAAAGCCATGAGTGGAATCCTAGTGCCAAAGTCTGGCAGCATCACACGTTCACCCTTTAAAGTGTAGATGTGATTCAGCAGGTCGCGTACAATCAGGTCTTTGCCTGTGAGCTGAAACCCTTTGCTGGTCGGGTTGAATGTAGAAAATCCTAGGTAACGTGACGCCATTTATTTCTTCCAGTTCTTGCCCCTGGTTCCCTTTGTTGCAGGGCGTTCCCAAGGTTCGTGGTTCGGTGTAATTTCTGGCTTATCGGCACACTTAGCTTTTGCAGCCTTCGCCCCGTTCAACGAGATGTTAGTTGCTGTGACCAAGAGAGGAGCGGCCGCGAGTACATTGAATACCCCAGAGCTTTCAATATTTAGGACCTTACCGGAAATTGAAACATCGTCACATGCAGAGATACGTGCATGGCCAGCGGCAGCGATATTTACGTTCTTGCCGGCCGTGATGTTCACATTGCCATTCGCAGAAAGGTTCATGTCTACACCAGCTGAAACCGAAACAGATGCGGCGCCATACATGTGGATGTGACCGTCAGCGTCCATTTCCACCCAGGTTTTACCTTTGGCTGTCGACATGTAAATGCGTTCATTGGCGTCATCAAAAATGATCTGGTGGCCATCAGCTGTTTTCAGACGTAGACGCCCAGTTGTAGGATTGTCCTGGAAGATTAGCGCATGGCGACCTGGGGTAGACAAGCAATATGTTTGTGGGTCCAACCCGTCACCTTGAACTGCTTGTTGGTAGCCTTGCGTTCCGTCTCGGACGTCAGCACCTTGTGCAACCGAACGCTCATATGCTCCACGAGTCTGGGCTTCGTCGGAATCCAACTGTCCGCCGAATTGGGCTTTCAAATTATTCGTTTGTGGTTGAACCGGGTCGAATGTATCGCTGATTGGCACTGGCCCGAGATCAGGGCGATTACGTCCTACTGGCAGGGAGCGATTTCCGTGTGGGCTAAAAATGGAACCGAGATACAGACGCATGTTCACATCACCATACATCATGGCAACAACTACGCGTGCACCCACTTTTGGAATTGCCCAAAAGCCGTAAGAGTGAAGGCCTTCACTGACCGTACCGCTTGATCCGCCTGGGAAAGAGTTTGTCTGCCCAGCGAATGGTGACATGTATGTTGCCCAGGGAATCAACTCGACGTCGTAATCTTCTCCATCAACAGCAGGGCACCAGATCTTGACGCGACCCATCTGCTGCGGGTCATTAGTCGCCAGGACAATGCCGTCAACAATATTGTATTGCATCAGTTGCCTCCCGGTAGTTGAAGCTTATTCATACCGAAAATATTATGTGAATACAGTTCCAGTTGTTGGGTGAAGCTGTTCCGCTCAATAATGTTTGTTACCTTGAACACAACATAGAAATTGTCGATCAGCAGTTTGTGGGCAAAGTCCTCACCAGGTTTTGGCAAACCTGTGCGGTCATCTACGTTCGGGCCCATGACATTCACTCGGGCAAACACAGGTGAGACTGCGTAATTTGCAGGACCCAAAGTCTTTGCAACCCTGAATGTACTACCCCGTTGCTCAAATTCCTCAACCTTGCCGCCAGCTATGTCAGTGTGAACGTTACCTGCCAGAATCTTTTGCTCAAATGAATTACGGTAAGCTCCGTGTTTACCAGTATTTTTATTAACGACTACACCAGTAGTCGTCGGAGCTTGTGCAGCAGGCGCGTCACCAACAGGCGGATGTTCTAGGAAACTGTTCTGATTAAACTTGAGCATGATGTCTGGATTGCCACGAATAGTCAGAATGGCAGTGATTGGTGCCATTGCATAATACATAGACAGGTTGCGCATGTAATCGTTCGATGCCTTGACAGCCGCGAGTGTCGCGTCCGTTGCAAGAATCGCCGAGTACTGTCTGTAATTCTCCAGTTCCTCTTTACTCTTTTTAGGCATCAGAATCGCGTCGTATGCCCTTGCAGTAATCAACCCGCTGCGTTCATCTTTAACATTTTTGAGTTTCGAATTAGGCTGGACGTTTGCAATTACGCCGCCGATACCTGGTCCGAGATTCAATTGGGATGCCAGCATGAATTGCAGGTCCTGAAGTTTCAGGTCGAAATTCAACACGTCTTTGTTATTGCCGGTGAAGATGTAATCGAACTCCATGAAGTTCTTAGGGACGCGCCGGCCGTTTTCAATCGGCTGATAGAACCTATTATCACCCTCGGAAACAGTTTGTGTGTCACCCTCAATAACAATGTTTGGAACTTCAAAGGGCACTACGTCAATGTGCACCATAATCGAGTCATCGTCGCTCGTGAGTCCAACAAAGTGTTTGTAGAATGTAACTGACGGGGTCTTGCCTGCATTTTTCTTACCAGCACCCAATTCAGCAATTCCAGGAACTTGTTTGAAAATGAGATCAAGAACTTCAGTAATCTGGCGATCAGTTTCCACGCTGACGTGTGTATCCTTGATTGTTGCTGGCTTAGCTACCTCCAATTTTTGTGGAGGTTGGCCAGCCTTCTGGCGTTGTTCTTCAGCGTTCTTTGCGGCATTTGCTTCTGCCTTCTTAGCATCGTCCTGAATTTTTTGTGCTGCGGCTCTCTTTGCAGCATCCTGCTCGTCTAGTTTCTTGTGTACAATTTCGGATGCATCAGCGGTGCCGGCGCCGACAAGCTGCATAGTCTTCCATTCTTCTGGTAACGTAATCTGGTAACGCACGAGCCGGCCATACTTCTTGTCGCCAGTTGTAGTTCGGCCGGATTCTTTGAAAGCTTTTTGAACTTCGTTAAAATAAGTCTGTGAAACTAGGTTTAACTGATCTTCGAACGACTCAACAACTGCGCCAAGGGTATTCACACCCTTCTTGAAGTAGTTGTGGGCATTATGGATATTCAACCAGCGATGGTTGGCTGTAACATCGAAGTTCATGTTTGGCATAAACTCAGCGGTGTATGTACCCTTCTGTGCATCGAGGTTCAATTCGAGTTTCGTGAGGTGCATAGGAATTGTAATAGATTGCACTGTCTCAGTCTTGCCGCCGTCTGTGTGACCAACGAATACGACACGATGCATAAAAATCATGCCATCAAAGTTCGTTTCCATTTTTTCGTTCATCAGCCATTGAATGAAGTTGATGAACGAAATTCCGACTGCATCCATGATAATCATGTCCACTTTAGTCGCAAGGTTACCATGAGACCCGCGCTTTTCAAGGCCGTTGATCAAAACCTCGTACTGGAGTTTCTCAACACTGAATTGGGCAAACCTCCGGGTGTCAATAACCAGGAACGCTGTGTTACCATTACCGTATGGCACAGCGTTACCAAGTTTCTCGACTTGGTCAATCGCCATGAGCGTTGGGGCATTCTGCGGTGCGTTCATGAAGTCTTTTGCTGCTTCAGTTGTACGGCATGCCAGGAGAATGTGATGAATTGAATACGTTGAAAACTTATCCAGCGGATTTGCTAACGTGGTGTTCTTAGTGGATTTTGAAATCATATGTCTTATACAAGTGGAAGAATGGAGACTGGGGCTTGACGAGTTGATGGTACACCACCGGTACGGCCGTCAAGCATTGCATCTACTCTTTCTGAGGATGGAATATAAATTTTTGCGCCTTCGACAATCTCTGCATACGGGTCGAGGATCTTGTTGTATTGCGCGATTACCCACCAGAGACGCGGTTCGCCCAGGAACATAGCAGCAATCAGATCAAGTCGGCCTTGTGTTCGTTGGTCCACTGTGTACAGGCTGTCTTCCCCGTCCGAGGTGAAAACATTACGCTCCCACCATTCAAGACGATTGTCGCTTACTTCTGTTACCCCGCCAGAGCTGTAACGGCTCTTGCGGCGGAGAACACTATTCTTTTCGCTCATGACTTACCACCCGGCTTAACGGCTTGTGCCTTTGGATCGTTGAATGCAGCTGTGAGATTACCTTTACGATAATCTTCCAGGCTAAACTGGTTGAACTGATCGATCGAGAAGCTTTCTACGAGTTGGATTGGTACCGACAAAATCGTAGGGAACGGAATCGGTTTTCCGTCAGGACCGGGAATACCGGTTGAAACGTAATCGACGTCTTTTGGCCATGACCAGTTGAGAGATGTAATTACAACTGGTACTGGCCCAATCAGATTACGAAGACCTGAAAGCATCAGCGTCGGCGGCGGTGCACCAAGACGCCCAGGATAAGTTGCGCTAGTGCGCTTACCATAAAACGGTTTCGTCCAGCCGCGTAGTGTCATCAGATATTTGTAATTCTGTGCAGCCTCAGCAGAATTGCGAGATACAAACATTGCGTTCAATTGCCACTGTGTCGATGAATTACCTTTGTATTTCTGAAAAGCACCTGGGAATTGAGGAGGTGCAAGGGCCTCGTATTCAACCGTGTGTTGTTCAACAATTTCTGGCAAGACCTCGAAGATGACGATGCTGTTGTCAGGATCTGACAGAAGTTTCTCTTCGAGAATTACCTTGTGACTACTGGTGTTTGCCGATGCGCCCGTAGCAGCTTTTACCTGCGATGCTGTCGCGGTTGCTTCGCTGCTCCGAACGCTCAGCTTAGACAAATCTGCAAGTGCATCCTTGTTAATTGGTAATGGCGCGCCAGTCTGATCTCCAGCCTTCATACCTTCAGCGCGAACAACAAGCGCATTCATGTGAACGAAGCTCTTTGCATTTGCTGCGATCTTTTGGAAGTTCCCAGTCCCGCCTATTGTCTCTGACAGGAATGTGGATGCTTCAGCCAGCCGCTTCTTTCCATCATTCATGACGAAACTTACTGTATCGTCAGATACTCCCTTGCCGGTAATCCAGTCGCCGCTGGCACCACCACCGTCGAATGTTCCGCCTCCTGGCTTAAGTATTGGCATCGGGTTTCTCCTCTGAATCCATGGAAGCTTTGACCTTATCAAACATCATCTTGGCCAGCTTTGGTTTGTTTCCCAGACCAACAATCTGAGCGAACTCTTCTTCGTATCCTAGTTCTACTGCGCGGCGTGCCATCGAGCCAGACACTTCGGAAGTATCCAGGTCAGTGCCGTTCTTGAGAGCATCAAGTGCCTGCTCCATCGCGCCGCTTTTCTTTTCTTGTTCTGCTCGTTCAAGGCCGATAGCAATGTGCTTGATCTTGGAACCATCTACCTTCGTGAAGTACTTGTCCAGCAGACCCATGTACTTGTCGATCCGATCGGAACCTGCAGCAATGGCTACCGGTTCGTATCCAGCTGCGCGTACAGCTTCAAATGCAGCGAAGGCAGATGGGGCTGTAACGAAGATCACCCCGTTAGCTTTGCCGGAACTGCTCATGAACTTGATACGTTCTTCCGCCGTCAATGGGTTGTGCTGTTTGTCTTGCGAAGTCTTTTCACCTTCAACCACTACTACAATCGGAGTCGCTGAGAGCTTGAGATCAGGATTTTTCCGGATGTAGCTCTTCATGGTGTCGATCACCTTGTAATGTCCGGACGTCGGTGGATTCATTCGCCCAACCATTACGGCTGCGCGAACCTTCTGTTCACCGACTGTTGCTTCAAATAGTTCTTCCATGATTCTCTGTCTCTACGTTGGGTCTCATATTTATGGGTACTGATCAAACGTCTCGATTCACAAAAAAGTTTGCAAAGTGCTACTAAATCTGGTATAGTATCACTACGTCGTTGCTAACACCTGCATAAGAGCGGGAAAGGAAATACCATGACGACGAAATCAACTGTACCCACAAAACGAGCCAAATCTACTAGTACTAAAACGCATTATGTTACAAATGCGCAGCTTATGGAGGCTATTGCAGCCGACAAAGCAAATGGTAATAAGTTAAGCCCGAGGCTTGCTAAGTACCTCTTTATGATTGCTGAACGTTACTCGTTCATCCCATCATTCGGACAATATACCTTTCGTGAAGACATGGTGTCTTTTGCGGTTGTTAACCTGTGTGCAAACTGGCACAAGTTCGATCCTGAAAAATCAGACAACCCATTTGCGTTCTACACGACTGCGGCATATCGTTCATTCCTGCAATATCTTGCTGACGAGAAAAAGCAACGAGATATCCGAGACCAGATGCTGGTCGATGCTGGAGCGAATCCATCGTTCTCTTTCCAGGAGCGTGCACGGTCTTCTGCCACATCAGACGACACTGCGTTCAGTACTCCTTCTGGAGAATAACAATGAAGCTGACATCCGAATATAAGAAGATCACGAAGCTTGCTATGTTCACCGATATTCACTTCGGTGCCCGTAACAATTCGGATCAACACAACTTAGATTGCCTCGAGTACATCGACTGGTTCATCAAGATGGTGAAAGAAGAGAAGCCGTCACACATTGCATTCCTCGGAGACTTCTTCGAGAACCGCAACGCAATCAATGTACGTACAATGGATCGTGCGTCTGAAGGTTGCCGCAAGCTGAATGCACTGGGTATTCCAATTATCTGGATCGTGGGCAACCACGATCTGTACCACCGCCAAGACCGCACGATTTTCTCAACCGATATCTTCCGTGATCTTGACAACTTCCTCCTGGTTTCCGAACCGATGGAACTGAACAAGGATTGGTTCGTTGCACCGTACATGTTCCGGAACGAATACCCAAGCCTGGTAAGCGACATTAACTCGCACAAGTATGTACTCGGCCACTTCGAGTTCCGTAACTTCGTTGTGACAGGTGACAGCCGAGTAATGGAACACGGGCCTGATGCTTCTGATTTTGCCAGTCCAGATTACATTTTCTCTGGCCACTATCACAAGCGCCAAGTGAACAACAACATCATCTACATCGGCAACACGTTCCCTACAAACTTCGGTGATGCTGGTGACGCTGCTCGTGGAATGTGTGTCTTTGATGTGGCAAACGATGAAGTGTACTTCCATGACTGGGAAGGTTCGCCTCTCTTCTTCAAGACCCGTTTGACCAGGGTCATTGGTGGAGAATCGGAATTCCCTGCAAAGGCACGTGTTCGTTGCGTGCTGGACATGGACATTGGTTACTCGGATGTGCAAACACTCCGGGACGAAATGATCAAAGGTTTGAATCTCCGTGAGTTCTCGGTTGAAGAGGACATGGCGGCACGAAAAGAAATGATCACTGAAGGTTTAGATATTACCGAGGGTGACCTCGATTTGTCTTCCCTAGATAATACCGTTCGGCAACTAATTACAGAAGGTGTCTCTGCTTCTGTTACAATTGATCCTTTGGTATTGATCAAACTGTACGAGGAATTATAATGAGATGGGAAGAATTCTATACCGTCAAAATCGGTGACAAAGTTAAATTGAACACCGAACTTTGGCTTGGTCAGGGCCCGTCGAAACCAAAGATAATTCTGAAAGAAGGAACTGTTTTCACTGTCAATAACGGGCTGAACGGATTCACTAACTATTTCCTATACGTGACTGACGCAGATGGAAAAGACTATAAATTCAAAATTCAATCGTTGGAGAAATATGACGACACGACATTCGCTTAGAAGTCGGAATCTGATCAGGCAGAAAATGGTTAATGACATGGCGGAGTTTCTTGCCGATGCAACCAATAATCAGACCGAAATAAATCTCGCTGAGGTTACTGAAATGCGGAGGCGATTACACCACGCCTTCGCTATCGATAACCAAAAATCTTTTATGGACTACTCATGATAATCAAATCAAAGCGCCACCCAGACCGTAAGCTGCCTCAAATGAATACGGGCTTTTACTACTGCCCGTATATTCCGCTACAAATGCACAAGCCAAAGTTTGCTGAAGATGAAGTTGCGAAAATCCTGGATGGCCCAGTCGAAATCTGTGCTGCACCAGCGATACGAAACGTCGTGATGCCAATCTCGACTACACATGAATTCGAAAGTTTGCAGGACAGTTTCTGGAGTTACAAGCCAGCTGATGAAGAACAGATCATGAAAGAGTTTGCCCTGCTGAAACAGGGTTTCATCTCCCGCGGTCATTTCCTGAAAACAATGGGTTTCACAGAAGGCAATTTTGAATGAGCACTCCCCTGATCTTCAAATCAATCTCAATCCGTAACATGCTGTCTTTCGGTAATGTCGAAAGCATTATCGATTTGGACGGGCAAGGAACCGTTGAAGTCACCGGTCAGAATCTTGACAAAGGTGGTTCCAACGGTGCAGGTAAAACGACGATCATCAACGCGCTGTGCTATGCACTGTACAACAAGCCGTTCGACAACATCTCACTGCAACGACTGATCAACTCGACAAACGCTCTCAAGAATACCCAGATGGAAGTTCGTCTGATATTCGAGAAGGATGGCATCGAGTATGACATCTACCGCGCTCGCGGTGAAGAGTACCGCATCGAAGTTCGCCGTGACGGTGAGGACATCACACCTGGTAAGGGGGTGTACGAAACCGACGACATGATCCTGGAAATCATCGGGATTTCCTACGAGCTGTTCACCAAGACGATCATCTTCTCTGGTAACTCTCCTGCATTCCTCCAGCTACCAATCAACAACCAGCGTCTTCAAATCGAAGAGCTGTTTAAGATCACAATGCTTTCCGACAAGGCAAAGCTGCTGAAGGAAAAGATCAAGTCGACCGAAGGCGACATCAAGGTTGCCGAAGCGGTTGTCAAGCAACAGGAAGTAGCAATCGACCTGCACAAGAAGCATGTTCGCGAAGCTTCCAATCGTGTTGAACGCTGGGAAGAAACCCGTCTTGAAGAGATCGCTGACATCAACGTCACCCTGGCAAAGATTGCCGAGGTAGATTTTGAAGGTGAGCAGGCTCTGCATGACGAGAAGAACCAACTGAGTCAGCGCGGTGCATACCTGGCTGCGAAGCTCCTGCCAGCTCGCAAGGATCGTTCCATTCTGACTGCTGACGTTTCCCGTCTCATGAAAGAACAGGAACACCTGGAAGATGCGAAGTGCCCGTACTGCACCCAGGCTTTTGCAGATGCTCCATCGAAACTGATCGGCATTGTTGCGGCATTGGAAGAAAAGGGTGCCCGCCTGCTCGAGGTTGAAGATACCGTCGGCGAACTCGAGGTGGAAGAAGACACTCGCAAGAGTCGTCTGGGTCAAGTCAACAAGCTCATCAAGCACACGGACCTGAACGAACTCATCGAAGCCCGCACCAATTCAACTGTGCTCCGCAAGAAGGCAGAAGATCTGGCTATTGCAAACAACCCGCACACCGAAGCGTATGAGAAGTTGATTGCCGAAGGTTGTGACAATGTAGACACATCGAAGGTTGATAAGCTCCGTCGTCGTCTGGATCATCAGCAATTCTTGCTGAAGCTCCTGACTGACAAGAATTCGTTCCTCCGTCGTCGCATCATCAACAAATCGATTCCGTTCCTGAACGAGCGATTAAATTATTATACCAATGCCCTTGGTCTCCCGCATGTGGTAAAATTCGATGCTGACATGTCCTGTACCGTTGCCGAGTTCGGCCGGGAACTGGACTTCGGAAACCTTTCGGCTGGCGAGAAGAAGCGTGTGAACACTGCGATGGCTATGGCCTTCCGTGACGTTCTGCATCACCTCCACGCTAAGACGAACCTTCTCATGATCGACGAGCTTGATGGTGCATTGGACGTTCAGGGCATTGATTCCATTATCAAAATCCTGAAAGAGAAGTCCCGTGCAGAAGACATGTCCGTGTTCATCATCTCACATCACCCGTCAATCCAGGGTCGTTTGGATCGTGATCTGCGCATCGTAAAAGAGAACGGCTTTAGTTCTGTGGTTTCTGAATAAATAGCCTGAACACTTACGAGGACATATGAAACTATCCGAAATCAAACTATTCGAGGAACCGATCCCGACCCAAACAGCTGAAGAGGTTTGGGCCGAGAACGAAGCTGACTCAGCCCAGTTCATCACGACTACAGTTTACCACGTTCGTCCTATCGCCAACAAGAAGGGAATGTACGAAGTTCTCTTCGACGACAAAGGAAAGCGCAAAACT